CATTTCAAGCAGATGTCGCGGACTATTTTTTGAATGGTCCTGGGAAAATCAAAGCCCCGTTCGACGAATTGTTTGCAATTATCGAAGCACCGTAGCCGTCATGAAGAACCACGAGCGCCTCCTCGAGTTGTTTTGGGAATTCGCGGCTAAGCTGGAGGAGCTACATACGCTCTATCTAGATAGCATCGTCGGCTACTCGATCCTGCACGAAAGGCTGAACTCGCATCAAAGTGCCATGCGCGAAGTGCTAGGTAACCACGAATACGCTTCCACCGAGTTTCAGGACACCTGCTCAATCGTTTACAAGAACCTTTCAAACAGAGACTTCGCGCCAGTCTCAATGTCTCCGGTCATGAAGCAGGGGGAAATGCGGGCCCGTGTCGAAGATGATGGAAGAAACACGCTTCTGCTTGGCAATCAATGCCTTGTGTCTGCGTATGCTTATTGGGAAGAGTACCTTAGAGTCGAAATTGGTAAAGCAATTGGAGTCTTAGCACCGGACGCCAAGGCTGATGAAGACGCGCGAAAGGTCCTCAATAAGCATGTCACAAGTGATCTCTGGGGGGACATCCGCCACATACGAAATTCATTGGTCCACAGTAACGGTATCGCAAATTCTGAGATGTCCAAGTGCAGGCTCATCAAATGGTTCTCGCCTGGTCAGCCAATCGAACTCAGCCATGAGCGCATGCACGCCATCTTTCTAGAACTGGGGCGCTACCGGAACGAGTTGCACTCTATGTCGTTGCCCCCTCCTCGAAAGCTGCGCATACCCACAACTTAACGGTAGTTCTTCCATCAAATGGACGAACCCGGTAATTGGGGTCATGCCTTTCTTATCAACTTTCGTCCCTCGTTGCCGAATTTCTCTAGCGCTTTTTCTCCTGCATACGGGTCTGCTTCCGGCATCCACCTGCCATAGACCCTTGCGATCATCGTCCAGTCCGCATGACCCATCTGAGCAGCAACCCACATTGGATGTTCGCCCGCCGACAACATCATGCTGGCGTAAGTGTGTCGCGTTTGATAGGGGAAACGATAGCGGACGCCACCACGTTTCAACGCAGGTGTCCACATCGTCTTTCTGATAGGTTGATCCCCAGCCCATCGTTCGCCTGTACGGGGGTTTTGGAAAATTTCTTGACCCTTTAACCAAGTGTGCTGCTTCTGGGCTTCAAGAGCTTCGAGCGCTGGAGAAAGGAGCTTTATATCACGACGTCCGGCTGCGGTCTTAGGCACTTCGGCTTCGCCGGAAACTTGTGTCTGCGCTTTCGTAACCCGAACAATGCCGCGCAAGAAGTCGACGGAGGCCCAATCAAGTGCGACCAGTTCGGAAGTTCGCATGCCAGTCCAGAATGCAAACTGCACGAGGTTCCTTGCTTGGCCGTCCAAATTCAGCAGAATCACTGTTTGCTCATCCGCCGTGAAGGGATCTACCTCGTCTTCGGTTGGCAAAGCATTCTTGTTCTTGTATGTCCACCCAGCGATGGGATTGGAGTCGATCAGCTCATACTCGTCAACCGCATCAGTAAGGGCTGCACGCAACACGCTCTGAATATTGGCTAGCGTCTTATTGGAAACACTTTTGGCCTTCAGCTTTTCTCTGATGACCTTTCGGGTCAGCTCGGTCAGTAGCAACGTCCCGAACATGGGGACTAGGTTCCCTTCCACGACCTTTCGGTAGCCATCATGAGAGCTTGCTTTGAGCTGTTTTTCCTTCTCCTCTAACCATTGCCGCAGGTATTGCTCGACCAAGCGGGTGTCGCCAGTCTTTTGCGAGAACTTGCGCGCGTTCGTGGAGTTTGGAAACGTCTTCACATAGTCAAAGCTGCCATCCGAAATCGAGTACAGTATCGCTGCGCGATGCTGCTCGGCGCGCTTCAGGTTAGCGGCGGTGGGCTTGAGCGGTATCCTTTCGCGGCAGCGAACGCCGTCATACATGAAGGTGATTTCGATACTCGTTGCCGATGCACTTTTAACGCCACGCCCGTCTCGACCCATTTTTCATACCCCTGCACATCAATCAAATTTCGTCCGTCTGGTGCTTTCTTCCAGACTTCGTCTTGCGGCCAGATGCCGTCTCGTATCTTGGTTCGTATTGCGTCCTCGGTATAACCGCTGGACTCCGCGAACTTTGGAATGGTCATGTATCTAGTCATCTGCCTTTCCTTTGTGGGCAGGGGGAATGTGGAGTGCTATCCACGCCTCCAGCTTTTCTATATGATCGGCGGCTTCCAAATCCAACGCAGGCGGTTTGATGCGGCTTTGCCCGGCCAGTGAGCGAAGGCGGCGTACCAGGTCCTGGCTCGTCAAGAGCGAAGGAGAGGGCGTCGGGAACCCTCCAGCCATGGAGATCACGGCCCCACGCTCTTTCATGCGAAGCGGATTTGTGTTCTCTTCGCCGATGCGTTGCAAGTCCAGTTTGGCGTGCAGCATTTGATGCTGAGGCATAAAGCGATGTAGCGCTTGAATGATTGCATCAGCTGCGCGAAGCTCGGTCGACAAGATTTGAATCGCCATGTGCGCAGTGAGGCGGCTGGCGGTAATGGAAGTATGGTTTTGAAAAGCGTTCATATCAGTGCGGTTTGATTGGGTTATCCATCGCCGCTAGTGCTAGCGATGGATAACGAGTCTTCATTTCGAGCTATCGTGGGCCTGCGCTTTCGACTACGCTCCCTCGGCAAGAGCGGCGCCGGCCTTTGCCTGAGCTGCACGATTCTTGCGGATCTTAATTACGGGGCCCTCAGTCTGCTCACGCGGCGTTTCTGATTTATCCTTGAGCGTGAGCTTCGGGCGGGGCTGCGAAGTGTCGGGCTGAATTGGTGCTTCTGGCTCAGCGCTGATCTCGGGCGTGGCGGGCGAGGGTGTTTCCGGTCCGTCCACGTTTTCCAATGAGGCCATCGCCTTAAATGCCAGGTAGCGTGGCTGCGGATCGGTTTCATCGTCATCGATGGAGTACTCGTCGACACTCAAAGCATCCCCGACGATAAGATCCATAATCAGCAGTTGGACAGTTGTCGCGTCGGCCTGGTCGATGAATTTGCAGGTTGCATCCTTATCGTGCTCGAATGGATAGAGGTCGCCCATGACATCGCCAGGAAGCGATAGGTCGGTACTCCAATCGAGGATGAGTGCTTTGGCCAACTCGCGCAGCATGTTGACGGTGAGACCGCCTTTGGCTTTTTCACGAAGCTTGCGGTAGGTTGCGACGCGCTCCAACGTCATTGCCTCAGCCACACGCGCTTTTTCCGCTTGCTCGGCCTCTCGTTGACGCTGTGCTTCCAACTGCTTTTCGCGTGCCGATGGTGGCGCTTTCTTGGACGGGTCCGCCTCTTCGGCAGCCAGACGCGCGGCTCGTGTTTCCGCCGTCTCGCAAAGACCCTTCTTTTCCAAGGCTCTTTGGACTTCTTCACGCGTATAGACTGGCTGCACTTCGCCGTTACTTTCCTTGATGTACTTGGTCGGCTTCGGCAGTTCATCATTGGTCAACAGCTCGCTGATGTAGCCACTCATGCCGGTGCTCGGGGCAACCTGCGCAAAGCTGCTCAAATGAGTTGCGCCAATTACGAATTCGCTCCCACTGCGCCAGGCATCGCTCCGAATCTTGAATGCATCGTCGCCTTCGAGGATTGGGATTCCACGCTTATTGGCGATAACAATAACGCGCTGATAATGTGCGGCCGACTTTTCTTCGAAACAATCGGGGTCAGTGCAGACGTTTGCACTTTTTGCGTCTGCGTAGATGACTGGCTGGTTGCCGGTCAGTTTCGGGCATTTTGAGCAGCTTCCCGCAGCGCTAAGGAGCTTCGCATCTTTAGGGTCGAAAGGAGCTTCTTCCAGGTCGAGAGTGTATCGCTTCGCGATGTGCGCAGCTGCAGCACGATAAGACAAGGGCTCGTTGCCATAGGCTGGCTTCAAAATTTCCTGAAGCGCCTTGTTCTGAAGTTCCGGCACCGGGATGCGGGCGATAAGCAGTGCGGTTGATGCCGAGATTTGATCGTCGAGGAACGGTTCGCGAACTTCGAGCGATAGCGCGCACAGTTTCAGGCGGCCGTAGATGTACGAACGGCTCTTTTTCAGCCGGTCTGCCAGCTGGTCGGCCGTGTACCCGTGAGTCATCATCAGGCGCTCGTACCCCTCAGCCTCTTCCAGCGGGTGAGGATCTTCACGTTGAAGGTTCTCCAGGATCTGAAGTTCGATTGCGTCGTGGTCCGAGAGCTGCCGGCAAATTGCCGGAATGTGCGCGATGCTGGCCATGATCGCGGCACGCCAGCGCCTTTCGCCGGCGATAAGCTCGTACATCTGTGGCTGTCCTTCAACTGCCGGGAGAGGGCGGATCAGGATAGGTTGTACGACGCCCTTTTCCTTTACGCTCGCTGCCAGCTCTTTCAGCTTGCTTTCGTTGAAGCGCTTTCGGTTAGTCGGCGAGTTAATTATGTGGGTGGTGTTGAAGTGGCCAAACGTACTGCCGTCATCCAGCGTGAGCATGTTGAGGATGCCAGGCAGATTATTGGGCAGTGTCGTTGGTGCTGGAATCAGGGTCAGTTCCATATGGGTTCTCGATTGATTAAAAGTGTGCAGACGTATGCACTGAATGAGCGGTTAGGCGCTGAGGACAGTGCCAGCGAGTTGAAGGGCGATCAACGGCATGAACCAGAGGGCGTTGTCGATCGTTCCAGGCACCTCGATTTGAGCTACTTGGCAACCACGCGTGAGGTCCGTATAGAGCGCGTGCACGGTTCCTTGCTGAGGTCCGGCTGGGGTATCAAATTCGACGCAGGCGCCGCGGTGTATTTCATTGGTTTGCATGTATTTCCTTTCCGGTTAATCGTTGTCGTTTGCTTGCATGCGTTTTGGATCGAACTTGGCCCGACGTCGCATGTGCAATCGGGCTCGATTGAGGAGAATTCTTTTCAGCGCTGGATCTGCCATTACCTGTTCTAAGGTCTTGGCCGTACCGAGAGACCGGAAGGCGATGTCGATAGAGATCGCGTCGGGAATGACAGCCGGCATTTTTAGAACCCGTTGGTGTGAACGAACAGGGCGCGGGCTGCGGCTCGGGACACGGAGGCGCCTTGGGCACGGAAATGCAAGTACATGCACCAAACATTGGTCAGTGTCTTCATTTGCCCTTCCTTACCGGATGGACGGCAACGCCACATACGCCGAAGTGCTCAATGGCTGAGAGGTGAACGGTGGTGCTGTCAGGTCCGATAGCCAAATAGCTGTACCGGCCGACAGGAGTCTGGACTGTGACGCTAAACAAAGATCGCATACTTGCTCCATCGAATTGACGATGGAACGAACTTTAGCGATTGATAAAGTTTAAGTCAAGCATTTGATAAAGCGTTTAAGCAAAATAATGCAGTGTGGCATCGCTGACACAATCAAATGCTTAAAAGGGAAGGGGAAGCTCTAGCTTCAACTCACGAGTTGCGCGGTGGCCTCGATCTGTCGCTGCAGCGACGACGAAGGTGCATTCACGATAAGTTAGGTAGTGAGGGACCGTGAAAATGTGATCGATTTGATAGCGGTCAGCGAGGCAATCCGCAGGTTGAGCCTCTGCGGTTGCAAGGGTGATGGATTCAATTTCCGTGGAATTGGCCGATAGCGTCAATGAAAGCCATTCCATTGGACTTGTCCTGGAGGCTTCGGCGGTCACACATATGCATAGCTCTGAGTCTGCACCTGGTTTGTTCAGCAGAATCGAATTCCGTTCGGGACTCAGGAAAGACAATGTCTCGTCACGTGCGAGATCCACGTCGTCTATAAAGACGCATTCCAGCGAGCGCAGGGACATTAAATGTTTTCGCTCTTTTTCAAGACGACTTTGCCGATGATAAGGCAGTTGTTCCCTTCGCAGACTTTTCGCGGGAAGCGTTGCTGGTCGGGGTTGTCCGACGTCAGCCACCATTTGCCCATGTCACGCGAAAGCCGCTTCACGACCGCTTCGCCCTCATAGTTAATGGCGAAAACCTGGCCGTCCACTGGCCGTGTGTCACCGGTATTAACGACGACCAGATCGCCTCGGTAGAGCCTAGGTTCCATGCTTTCACCGGTTACCTCAATGGCCAGGAGTTCGTCGGGGTTGTAACGGTTTCGAAGAATCCAGTCTTCATCCAGGTTGAAGGACTCTGCTGTATCAGGATCGGGGTCGGCAATGAAACCCATGATGCCGGCGGACAGGCGAAGCTTTACCTTGCGAATCGCAACGATGCCGGGGCTCTCTGAGTTAACCGGTTGCACGCGCAAATACTCATTTGGCGGCGGCGTCTCAGGTAGCGGAACCGATACGGCGCCAAGGTCGAAGTAGAGCCGTTGCAAGGACAAGTCTTCTTCCAACTTGCGAGCGATCTTCTCGCTGAACGCACGCCCATCGCGATAGGTTGGGGACAGGATCTGCGAAATACGAGCCTCGCTCCAGCCGCTGGCATCGGCCAGGCTCTTCCTGAGTCCTGAGAATTTGTCGTGAATGAGGGCGACGAGGCGCTCGCGCCGATGCTGATACATGTCCATCCCGGCATTAGACCCTAAATTTACCAAATGATAAATTATCAAATGCTTGACTCGAACTATAGCAATTGCTAAAGTCGAGTGCATGAGACTTCTTGACTACCTAAACAAATTGCCGATTGAGCAACGCGAAGAGCTGGCCTCTCGGTGTGGAACCTCCTTTGACTATCTCCGGCAAATTGCGTACGGCAACCGGCAGTGCAAGGAGGCGCTGGCCATAAAGCTCGAAAAGTTCACTGACCGGGAGCTCCGATGTGAAGACCTTTGTCCTGGCGTTGACTGGGCATTTCTTCGCGAAGGAAGTCGTCCCCAATGCGTGGGCGAAGACAAAGCCGGCGAATGACGCCGGTTTTTATTTGACCAAACAGTTGATTTTCAGAAGCCATAGTTTTCAACAGTTATGAATTAGAGAAAGGGTTGGGTGGGCACAGGAAGTGTATTACCCGGCGCTTGTTGTTAAAACCAAAATATTGTGAGGATTTTTATGAATTTGCGTCGAGCAGTTCTGGATATGGTCAATGCCGTCGATGGGAAATGGGTAGTCGCATCAGCTCATCTGGGCATGAGCGAAAGTTCGCTGAAAAACCGGGCCTACGAAACTAAGGGGCAGTCCCTTTGCACGGCCGACGCCTTAGCACTTCAGCAGCTGAGTGGCACAACACTATTTGCGGAAGCAATCGCCTGTGCAAGCAACGGCACGTTTGTGGCGCTTCCGCAAGCTAGCGAGTTCGAGAACGACTCGATCCATGCCGTGTTCAACGAGACCTACCGGGAAATTGGGCGCTTGTTTGAAACGTTCACCAATGCGACGAAAGACGGCGTGATTGATCGTCAGGAGCGCGCAGCTCTCGAAGAACTCGGCGTAGCGCTGCACAAGCGCACTGAATCGCTTTTGGCTTTGATGTTTGCCGTCTATTGCCCACGCAAGGGCGAACTGCTTCCCAACCTCGCACAAGAAGGTGCGAATGAGTGATCTACCTCTCGACCATAAACAGGCATTCGGATGAACTACTACCCGCATCACATTGGCGACTTCAATAGCGCCACGCGTCACTTGACGCGCCTGGAGCGCGGAATTTACCGCGACATGCTGGACATGTATTACGAGAAGGAGCAGCCGTTGCCGGCCGATCAGCGAACGCTGTTTCGCCGGCTGTTGATAATTTCATCGGAGGAGATTGCTGCCGCAGAGCAGGTCCTTGAAGACTTCTTCGCGCTGACCGAGGCTGGTTGGGTGAATGATCGATGCGACCGTGAGATTGAAGAATACAGAGCGAACCTACGAAGCGGAAACGCGGGCGCACGTGCTCGCGCCTGGGGCGCAGCTGAGAAGGTGATCAAGTCGAGCTTTGAGGTAGGGGACATCGTGTCTGCTGAGGCGAAGCTGGCCGAGTTCGTGCGCAAATGGGGTGATACCCAGGAGACGTTGGCGTGTGCTGAGATGGTCTCTAGCCTTAAGAGACCTCCGCCACAAGCAGATTTTGGGTTCGGTGCCATTCGTTCTGATCTGGATTCGACCGGTGGATATGTTGCGGATGATTCGCGCAATCGGCGCGATCAAACCGCGAATAGTCCGCGAACTAATCGCGGTGTATTCGCGGATAGTTCGCGGATAGGTGT